AACGGGGATGTTAACCAATGGTTGATGTCGAGTTTGTAGTCTTTCTGTAGGACAATGGAGATTGAGGGATTCGCGATTGTGTGGAAGATTGGGCAGGTGAAGAATTCTCGGAATTCGTCGTGGTTGGCAGGGTTGTATCGGGCGAAAATGGCTTCATCAGTGAAGTTCAAGGTTGGGGTGTCAGTCATTCGATGTGGGTTTTCACGTGAAAGGCGGTCGACAACGTCGGGAAATGGGGCTAAGAGTCGGGACCGCATGGTCTCGAGGGCGGGGAACGACACACCAGGGTATGTGCAGGCTGCAAGGGCAGCTTGGTGTCGCAGGCTTCGATCGAGAAGGGATCCGCGTCCGGGTAAGTCGCCAAAGACGGTTCCACTGCACCGCATGAAGACACCCAAATTGATCACTGGTACCCATCCGTAAACTGGATGTTCTACCGGTGAATGTTTGAGGAATTGGATGTCTTCAATTCTGGGGCAGGGGTCGATGGTGAGCTTGTATCCACATGAGGCTGCGGCCGCAGCTATTGCTTGCGGATCGGACGCTTTACTCTCCCATATTGCGTAACCGATAAGCATACTGGCAAAAGTGTTGATTGATGTTGTGATCAGGGTGCCAGAATACATGAAGGGACGTTTTCGAGGGTGGAAATCAGAGTATACACGAGGGTTTGTTGGGGAACGGACGCGCATGGGCACTCGGCAGTGGTCAGTCAGTTTGACAGCTTCATGTCGGACCGTTGCAGGGTACAACGATTCATAGGCTTCGAACAACTCTTTGCCATGCGATTTATCACAGCTACTGATGTCGAGGTTGTAATACTTAACCCCATCAGGCGTGTGGTGTGCCATGCATATGTCATCGGAAAAAACGAGGAAACAGTAGTCGGTTGGACAATCGATGAGAAACTTGAATGCGTTATGCATCTCCTGGAATGACGAGGATTTTACATATCGGATCTCGAGTCCGACGTCCTTGAGTGGCTCGGAATTCTGAGCTATCTTAAGACGTTCGGCTAACCAGGCCCCCTGTAGGGAGGCTGGTATCTTCATGTCAGCAATTGTTCTTCCAACTTTGTCTGGTTTAGCAATTTCGGGTATTTTTAGCTTCGCTTCAGCGCGCTTTGCAAAACTCTTCTTCGATATGGACCCATCGGCTCGAAGCTGTAGGTATCCATGTATGCGAGGCAACCGTTTAGGGTGTGGGTCATCATGATGTAAGTCTAATTCGTTCAGGTAGTCTGTGTATGAGTCGAAGTGGTGGCCGTAGGTCAGGGTGAGACGCTTGAGTAATTCTTGTGTTGTTGGCTTCGATAGGTAATTGGCTTGGTTCAGGTATAATTGGGCACAGAAACCAGGTATCTCTGGCTCCCGGGCACACATCTGGCGATATAGAGCGAGTCGCAGATTGTGATTTGTGTTTCCGTATACAACTCCGTTATGGGGTACAAAGCCATAACAGGTGTAGTACGGGAACGATCGTTGTTTGTACACCGGATCATCTTTAACTTTCCATCTTCCGTCTTCTTGGACATTGTCTGTGTTCGTCACGCAGACAAATGTTTCGTTATTCAAGAACGGCGGGTCGATGAGGCAGTCGACGGGGACGATCCGGAAGACACCACAGGTTTCAGTCCCAAACCCCCTGTAGTGTCTGATGGAAAATGCAGCGGTCGTGGCACTTTCCCTCCGGTTGCCAGTGAACGGTAAGCTCGCACAGTGAATTGGTTCATAATGAAGTGGACTGTGTTCTCAAGGAGCTCCGCATTGGCGGTAAATCTGGAGTATTCTTTGTGGGTCGCGGCGGTGGTGCGGATTTGGTTCATAGATTGCCAGTTGACGTGAAAATCGGCAGTTATTGGGCTCATCCATGAGGTGAGTGGTATCCCCATCAACCACACGGCCAGGTCGTAGTGAACTTCGGCTCGACGGGCTACATCATAACCCATCTTGAGGAAGGTGTGGTCATACCCCTTGTCCTTGCGTCGACGTGCACAACCCCACAACATGCTGCGTTGATGAGCATCTGTCTCATGCGTTTGATACGCAAGGAAGGGCTCAGCCAATGCAGGCAATACCTCGCTGGTCTTAGCGACTGTAAAGATGTGGGCGAACATGTCGAACGCGAACTCACCTATCGTGCGCCAGTAGTGCGGGTGCTTGATGACAGATTTGTTCGAGAACAACGTGACGAAAAAGGCGTCGGAGGTTGGGACCAAGTATTCCACCAAAAGGTCGAGTTCGGCCTTGGTTGGGACGTGTGGCGGGTCGAAGAGACTCCCAAACGGAGCATCCTCGGTCCACCAAGGTGGGGGGGATCCAGGGGGGTATGGGTGTATGGGTGACCAGGGTTCATCGGGAGGAGGGAGGGTCGTCTCGGGGGTGCCTGCATCCTCGAAAGGTTCGCCGGCCCCAACGTACGAATACACATTGGGTGGTCCAGGCTGTAGACAAGGGTACCGGAGAATGGCACTATCCAAGTAGAGGCATTCGCGTCCGCAGGGCTTTGTCGGTCGACAACCCCCTTTTGGTGCGTATGGGCACTGGCCAATGCGAGCGTCGATGGCGGCAATGTCATCGCGCATCTTCAACAACTTGGCGCGGCGGGCTTCAGATTTCTCCGCAGCGGTGAGTTTGAGGCGTCGCTCTTTTCTCCACTGGCGCCGTTGTGCCCAAGTGAAGTAACAAGTCTTGAGTGGTGCGTCACAGGCCTTATCCGTAGGTCGGTCAACCTCTCCACCGATGGTGGGTTCAAG